GAACAAGACATTGTTTATATAATGGGTTTTAAATAATGAGTGAAGGGTTAACATATATCCAGGCTCGCGATTTAATGTATGCATATTTTAACGGTATGGTTTCTAACCATGCTGCTCGTTTGTGTGGTTACACGCCTTACGTCAAATGGCCTGGTTTGGAGCCTGAAGCGGGTGAAGCTGGTATTGAAGATGATGGTAAGATTGACGCGAGCAAACACCATTATCGTATTCAGAAACAACCTATAAAAGATACCGTTATAGGACATACAGCACCGGCCAACATTAAGTTTGAACCTCGAAAACAAACCGGCATATTGAGCATAGAGCTATTCGCGCCCCGATCCGATGACGAAGCCTACGATATAATGGAACAATTTTCACAAATTGTAAAAAACAGCTTTCGTTTAAAAAGATTATGGGGTAGCCTTTGGTTTAAATCAGCCGTTGGTTTTCCGCTTGATCCTTCTGACAATTCATATCGTTACAAGGTGACAGTTGAATATCAATATTTAGAAGTTCAAGACCCTGTGTTAATAGCCATTGACAAGATACAAGATTTGACAGGTTCTTTAGTTATACCTTGGCTAAACTCATTAGAAACGCTTTCTAATGACAAATTTATATAGGAGAATTTGAAATGGCGATTGAAAATACAACACTTTCCGGTAGTTCAGTTGGCGGCTATATGGCTCGCGAAACTACGATTGGTAAACTGCCAGCCGATGCTACGATTGATTGGTATGAAATGGACGTTACCGCTTGGGGAGAAACCGGCGCTAAAACGAACACTGAACGCGAAAAGCAACAAAACGTTTCACGTCAATACGGAAACTCAACCATTGTTGGTTTTGATTACGCTGCGGCGTATAACAACAAAATGCGCCCTTCCAATAACCGCATGGCTCTTGAAAGCTTTTTGTTTGCAGCTCCAAACGCTCGCCCTGCCGCAAAAGTTTCCCTTGCTGCCGGTGACGCAACTATCACACTAACTGGAACTGTCGCATACCTAAATGTCACAGCTTATACTTTTACAGCGGCTAATGGTTTTATTCCTGGTAACTGGATTGCGGTTGGTAGTGATACTGCTACAAAACGTTTTGGTAAGCAATTCTATGCTGAAATCGTAGCTGTCACAAGCAAGCGTTTAACTTTTGGCCGAACAAGTCAGACGCTTACAGCCGATGCTGGAACTGGTAAATCAATCGAAATTTTCATGGGCTTGTTATATCGCAATGAAAAAGAAGTTGCCGATATTGTTTGTACGTCTTTTACGATTAAGCGTTTGCTTGGTATCATTGACGGAAACCAAGAAGCTCAAAACATTGAAGGTTGCATTGGCAACAGCCTAAAGCTTTCAATGGGTACTGAAAAACCCTTTGCTGTTGATATGTCATATATGGCTATTTGCGATATGGATATTGAAGACGATAGCCAACTGACAACAGGCACTATTGTTCCAAAAGAAATTGAAGACGCTTTTAATACTTCAAGCGATATGTACCAATCCATGATTACAGTTTTCAATGATGATGGAACTGTTGCCGGTGAACAATTATTTGGGATTGTTACAAATTCCGAATTGGAGCTGAACAACAACATGAAAGCCGCTAAAGGTCATACCCGCGAAGGTGGCAAAGTCAAAGCCGGTGGTCACAACTTAACCCCTGGCCCTCTTGATGTTACAGGCAAAATTGATTTGTTCTTTAACACAATTAAAACCATTGCTCTTATCAAACGTGGCGCTCCGGTTGGCTATCACGCTATCGCGGCTCGCAACAATAAAGGTATCGTTGTTGATATGCCAAATTTTCGTATGTCTGACGGCATGGTAAATGTACCGGCTGAAGAAGAAGTGACGATCCCTATTACCGCTGAAGCCGGTGAAGGTCGTTTAGGTTCTACTGTGGGCTTTATCTATTTTGATGAATTGCCTAACAGCTTAATGCCTTCAATGGACTGCAACTAAAAATAATAAAATAACGAATAAAATCACACAAAACAGGAGCCTTCAAAATGGGTTTTAAATCACAATTCGCCGCCGATCTTGACAAAACTAACAAAGGTGTTTGGATCACACTTGGTAAAACAAAAGACGACAAAGAAATTCGTATGCGTATCGCGTCTATGGATAACGGCAACCAAGCTTATTCTACCGCTGTGCATGAGATTAATCGCGAGTTTGCTTCAGTCAATGGCGAGCGTGAAGCTAACCATGAAGAAGCTAAAGAAATGACACGCAAAGTTGTCGCTGAAACTGTTGTAACAGAATGGGAAAACGTTCAAGACGAAGCGGGTTTGGCTATTAAATGCACACCTGAAAACGTATATGATATTATTTCCGATCCTACTCTTTATCGTGTTTACAAGCGCATTCTTATTGCGGCTGGAGAACAGACCCGATTTGATCCGGCGAAAGTGGCAGGAGAAGCAAAAAACTAATACAGGTCTTATTGCATGGAACCAAAAAACCTAACGCTGATTTTATATCAAATCAATATCGGCGTATGGGTTTGCCGGTAAAGAAAAAGCTTATAAGGCCAGATTTAAGATATGATTTGTTTCCATTTTATGAGGCTTTTAACGTACTAACGAAAGATCGCCCTTTTTATGAAAGCATAGGCTACATACCATATCCATCTATTGTTATGTTTGCCAATGAAAACGGTTATAAGGGAGTTTTAAGACAAGAGCTGTTTCACTTTTTAGATAAAATGGATAACGCTTTTGTTAAAGAAGTTAATACGAAATGAGCAACGGGTTTGGAGAATTAGCAAAACAATTAGCGGACATTCGAGAGAGTGTGCCTCTAATTGCAAATGAAGCCGCCAAAGACACTTGTTTAGCTATGGTTAGATATGGTGTTTATAATATGCCAGTTGACACTTCTAAAGCTTTGTCGAATTGGCAAGTAGCTTTTAACTCCAGGCCGGAAACAACTTTGAATGCCTACACTGAAGGAACCGCCGGATCGTCTTTAACGGCTAGCGCTGAAGAAACAATTAGGCAAGCCTCATTTTCTTTGACTGCCAAACAACCAGGCGATGTTATATTTCTGTCAAACACAACCCCTTATATAACCTATATCAATGACGGTACTGAAAAGATAGCCGCTTCAAATTTCGCAGAACGTATGATTGTGATAGGTCAAAACTTCAGCATTGATGCTCCAACCATAGAGCGAGTATTGTAATGTCTGAAAAACGTATTGATATTGTTCTTGTAGATCGTATAGATCAAAACATTGATAAAGCTCTTAATAAAATGGAGCAATCGGCCCTTAAAGCTGAAAAGGCTCAAGATCGTCTTGTCGCTTCTATGGAGCGAGCAACGGTAGCCAATAAAAGAGCTGAAACAGCCGCTGCTAAATATACAAAAGCCGCTAACACTAAGGTCAGAACTGACAAAGAAGCTGTAAAGGTATCAGCGCAAGTTTCTGCGGCTGATACAAGAGCCGCTATATCTCGCGAAAGATTGCGCAAAATAACAGCTCAAGCTTCAGAGGCTGAAGTTAAAGTAGCTATTGCTAAAAAACGTCTTGAGAAAGCTACCGTAGATGTTACCGCCGCTGAAGTGCGTTTGGATAAGGCGCGTAAAGCTCAAAATAGAACAAGCGCTGTTGTAATATCTAAAAACGGTGAATTAGAAGCTTCGCACGACAAGGTTGCTAACGCTGCGACTAGAGCCGGTAATGCAGCTCAAGCCGGATCACGCAAATACAAAGCTGCTACCGCCGCTAGTCGTCAACAGACAGCACAGACTTCTAACTTGATCTTTCAGCTTCAGGACGTTGTTGTATCGCTCCAGGGCGGTCAGAAACCGCTCACAGTCCTATTGCAGCAAGGCGCACAGATACAAGGCGCATTCGGGCCAGGAACCGGCGTTACCGGCATTCTAAAAGGCTTAGCTCGCGCCGCTGTCACTATGGTTAAACCTTTCTTACCTCTTGTTGCGGTTGCGGCTGTTTTAGCTGGCGGTTTTGCAATATTCAGCAATGAAATAAAAGGCGCGACTGACGAAGCTGTTAGCTTTGGCGATACAGCCCTAGCTTCTATGCAAGTTTTAGGTAGCGCTATATATGATTATGTTCAACCGGCGATAGGCTTAATAGCTCCGTATTTTAAACAGGCTTACGATTTTATTGTGGGCAATACTGGAAATGTAATAAACTTTTTGGTAGGTAACTGGATGGGCGGTATAGCTGCTATGAAAGCCGCTTGGGGTTTAATGGCTGATAATCAAACCGCTGTTCTTAAAATTGCAGCTAATAAAACAGTTGACGTTTTAATAGACCTTACGCAAAAAGCTTTGGATATTGTTTCAGCTCCTTTAACTTTGATCGAAAAGCTAGCCGCTTTGGGTGGCAAAGAGATTGATATAACTTTCACAATACCAAAAGTTAAACTGTTTGAACTTAATGAAGAAGAACAAGCCGTTGAAGATATGATACGCAAAGCTTTTGATGACGCTAGGAATAAAGATTACGCCGGTGCTTACTTTGACGCTGTTGCTATAAAAGCTGTTGAAAATATGCAAAAACGTGTTGAGAAAACATTAACAGGTTTAGGTAAAAACGATACTTCGAGAACAGAAGCGATGAACCGTGAAGCTGCAAGCCTTAGAGCCAACATAGGTGTTTATGGCGACTACGGTAAAGCTTTAGAAACAGCTAAGAAGCGTGACGAATTGCTAATTAAAGCTAAAAAAGAAAAGATTAAAATAACACCTGGGGTTATAGCGGTTATTGATCGCTTAGCTTCAGCATATGGTAACGCTGCTGCCAACCTGGAGAAAACAAAACAGTTTAAGTCTGTTGTTGATGAAATTAAATCTCCTGTTGTGGAATATGCGCAAAGTCTTGATATTTTAAAGCAAGCTCTTGACGAAGGTTTTATATCACAAAACCAATTCAATAATGCTATTGCTAACAACCCTTTGGTAAGCTCTTTCAATGATGTTAAAAGATCGCTTCAAGGTACTAACTTTGCCTACAAGCAAATCATTGCTGATATTGACCTTGATCGTATTGCGGCAAAAACCATTGTCGAAGACGCTTTCACAGCCGGTATAATTAAAACTGAAAAAGCTCGCGACGAAATACTAGCCGCTTTAAATCAAAAAGCTGGTATAGATAAAGCTGCGGCTAACGATAACCAAACTCAAGTTGTTAGAGACTTCGATCAAGGTTTGGGTGGAGAGTTTGGAGCGCAAGCTGAAATAGATCAAATCATAATTGACGATCAACGTAAGCTTGAACAGTTACAATTATTTTACGGTGAAAAGTACCGTTTAAATGAAGAATACAACCGTAGAGAACAAGCGCTGTATGTTCAACAAAATAATAGAATTGCAGCTATTGAAGCTCAACGAAAAGTAGTCATACTGCAAGGGTTTGAGAGCCTTGGCAATAGCATGACTTCTGCTATAGGTGATATTGCCGGTAAGCAAAGCAAAGCTTACAAAGTTATGTTTGCTGCTTCTAAAGCTTTTGCTATTGCGCAAAGTATTATAAATATTCAGGTTGCTTTATCTGAAGCTGCTAAGTTACCGTTTCCTCTTAATATAGCAAAGTACGCCGAAGCTGCGGCTCAAGGCGCTTCTATTATATCTAATCTTAAAGCTGTTACAACGGCAGGATTTAGAACAGGCGGTGTTGGGGTTGGTGGTAACAAAATGCCGCATGAAATAGCCGGTGTTGTTCATGCTCGCGAAACTGTTATTGATGCTTACACAACAGCTCAAAATCGTCCAGCGTTAGAAACGCTTCAGAGAACAGGTAGATTGCCTTCAGAAACCCCTAGAACGCCAGCTAACAGTAATTCGCAACCGATCCTTAATCAGTTGAAGCTAATTAACGAAACTGGCGTACCTATGCGTATGGAGCAATTGAGCGCTACTGAAATTCGTCTTATCGCAGAAGACGCCGCTGAACGTAAAGTTCAGAGCGAAGCCCCTAAAGTTATCGAAGCTGATTTGGCTAACCCTAATTCAAAGACTTCTAAAGCACTTAGCAACTTCACTGATACACAAAGGAAGTACGGCTAATGAGACATTTAAACTTTGTAACGCTTGAGGGTAACGGTTTATCTTTTCAAGATGGTATGCTTATTCAAAAAGTCAAAGGCGGCTTTTCAAAGACTAGGCGTGACATTGTGGGCAGTCCTGTTGTGACTAATATAAGCCTTCAATTAAACTGGAAAGAGTATAATCAATGGGCAACGTTTTATGATATTTTAATTGACGGTGGAGCTGATATTTTCACAACTGATATGATGGTAGATCAATGGCTTGTTGAAAAACAAACGGTTCAGATAATATCAGACTGCAAAGTTAAATTTAAAGGTTTAACAGCTTTTGTTGATTTTCAGATAGAGATTAAGCGTCAAGATAATATAGAGGAAAGAAAGCTTATAGCTGAAATAATCTATACATACGGTGATGCTGAAACAGGTATTGCTGTAATGGCTTGTTTAGAGCAAATAGCTAATCTTGAATTTAATTACACAGATGCTAATTTTAGCACAGCTCGTATTCGCGGGGAAGGTCAAAGAAAGTTTAACTCTGAAGACGCTATTGATGTTACTAATGCTTTACAGCAAGTAGCCAACTATGAATTTTTGAGCGCTTAATATGTCCGGTCAAACTCCTATTCAATTTTATTTAAACGGCAAGCGTTCAGTTGCCGAACTTGAAACTGTTGAAATATCACACCCTGATTTTTCTAAAACTTATCGGTTTGTTCGTAATCATATGGACGGAATAAAAGCTGTTATAGAAAATGATGAATATGTTGAGTTTGAATATAGACCTGTTATTTTTGAGATATTAGGTTTTAAAGATGACCTGGATCAAAAAATAAACGTTTCTCTTGGAACTCTTGGGGAAGTTTTGCCAATGGAGCTTAAAAGACTTCGTGAAAATAACGGTTTTTTAATTAAGCCTAGTTTGATATATAGAACGTATGCTAGTGATAACTTAGATCACATTCTACAAGGCCCGATAAATTTACTTGCTACTGAATTTGTTTCGAGAGAAAAGGGAACTGGTATAACAGCTCAAGCCGAAAACATAAGTACGGCTAGAACTGGAGAAATATACGATCTTAACAGGTTCTTTATGTTAAGAGGTTTTATATAATGTCTTTTGCTGTAACTCCATATTTGTATAAAAAGTTTGATATTGAAAGCTATAATTGCTGGCATTTATTACTTGATTGCTTAAAAGAATATCACGATTTGACATATCCTGATTTTACCCCAACTGATTGTAAAAAGAAAAACTTAACTGAACAATTCACACCTGAAAGATTAAACCTTTTCGAGAAAATAAAACCTTCTAAAAAAGAAGATGGTGTTATTGCCTACATGACACACCCTATTTTAGTTCCTCATGTTGGTTTCTTTTTTGACGGCAAAATACTATCTATGAAGAAAACCGGCCCTACTTACGAAAGAGTTCACGAAGCTACACACGGCTTTAAGAAACTGGAATACTACCGATGCAAAAAGTAATATTAGGAACTAATGCGCTAGAGCCTAAAACATGGACTGAACACAGCGTTCTTTCTGTTGATGCTTTTTTGCGTGAAACTTTTCCACAAGGTTTGCCTGAAACAGCTCGTATTTATAAAGGTTCTGTAAATCTGTTAAACGATATTACCCCTAAGTGTGAAAAAGAAATAGAGTGCATGAACTCTGTTGATGAAACAGTTTATGTTGTTGTATATCCAGGTGATCCGATAACTATTATTGTTGCCGTTGTTGTAGCTGTCGTTTCAGTTGTCGCTTCTTTATTGTTGGCCCCTAAGATACCTAACGTTTCGCAGAGAAATAATCAAAACCAAAGTTCAAATAACGAACTTTCGTCAAGAGGTAATAAATCGAGAATTGGCGCTAGAATACCTGACATATTCGGACAAGTTAGATCGTACCCCGATTTAATAGCGGTTCCTTATAAAGTCTTTGTTGCAAATATTGAATACGAAACAACTTATATGTGTGTTGGCCGTGGAGAATATTTGATTGAAGATATTCGAGAAGGTAGTACGATTATGTCAACTATCCAAGGCTCTAAAGTAGCTTTTTACGGCCCTGACACTTCTCCTAATATTGGTACGGCGCAACTCGCGATAGGTTCTCCTATAGGTGATCCACTTCTTGATATTAAAAGAATTGAAGCCTTTAATGGACAAGTTCTCAAAGCTACAAATACCTCTAACCGAAGCTATTCAAGTTGGTTAAAATTCTCCAACAATGGAACCACACAAAAGCTTTTGATTGATCCTTCTGTTCTTAACACCGGTAGAAGTTACGGTTATTACGATTATGAATACGAAGATTATGAAGAAGACGATTATTACACAAACCCCATATTTAGCGCTGGCGATATTATCGAAATAACCGATGATCTTTACGCCGGTGTATATACAATTGGTTACGTTAATGGTGCTGAAATGCAACTGTTGAACGCAACTACTGTTAACTCAAACTGGTCTTCTCTGTCCGGCACTACCGCTCAAGACAATACAGCTACTGTGTCAAAACAAAACCCTGACGCTGTTGGAGAATATCTATCTGATAAAAAAGACGCCGACACTTTTATTGTAAATGTTGTAGCCTTGAATGGTTTATATAAAGAAGACGCGGATCGTCAAATTGCGGCAAGTATTCAATACCGCATAACCATAACGCCTGTTAATTTAAGCGATGTTGCAACCGGCCCCGCTGAAGTATTCACAAACACAATTCGCGGCTCCTCTAGTGAAAAAACTTCAATAGGCCAGACGTTTTATTGTAAGCCTTCATTTGTAGGCAGATGTAAAATATCAGCGGTTAGATTGACTGCTAACGATACAGCTTTTGATGGTAATGTTGTTGACGAAATAAAAATACGTGACGTTTATGCGGCTAAAAGAGTTGCCGATGGTGTTCATTTTGGAAATGTGACGACTGTTCATTCTCAAATAAAAGCAACAGATGGGGCTTTGGCGGTTAAAGATAGAAAACTATCAGCTCTTGTTACAAGAAAGCTACCCGTTAAATTATCAAATAACACTTTTGATGAAAACGATTTACAACCAACTCGAAGCTTTGCTGATATACTTTGCTTTAACGCTCTTGATCCTTTTATCGGCAGACGTTCAATTAATCAAATAGATGTTCAAAATATTTATGATACTGAACAGGAAATAATTGATTATTTTGAAGACACCGAAAACGCAATAGAAGGTGAAAATTTTACAAGATTTGCATATACTTTTGATGCCGATAATATGTCTTTTGAAGAAACGGCGTCTATTATCTGTGGAACTGTCCACGTCACGCCTTATAGAAAATGGAACTTGATAAAAACTATTTTTGAGCGTCAAGAGGATAACCCTTCAATGGTTTTTAGCCATAGAAATAAATTACCTGGAACCGAAACGCGAGCTTACAAATTTGGTATTTATAACGAACATGACGGGGTAGAATTAACTTACGTTTCACCTATCGATGATGCTTTGATGACTATTAAGGTTCCAAATGATTTAATTACAAATCCTAAGAAAGTTCAAACTGTCGGCGTTCGTAATTCAAGACAAGCTTATGTTCACGCTTGGAGAACTTGGAATAAGTTGATATACAATTATCTAAGCACTCAATTTGAAGCTACTGGCGAAGGTAATGTTCTTAAACGTCAAGATCATATACTTGTTTCCGATAATACCAACCCTGTTACTTTTGATGGTGAGATATTAGAACAGGCGGGTTTATCTTTGAAGCTTTCTCAAAATGTTGAACTTGAAGAAAACTTGACATATTATATAGCTGTTCAACATACAAATAGGACGGTTCAAATAGTTGAATGTTCAAGCTCCTCTATGGGTAAAAATTACGTTCAACTTGTAACGCCTTTGACTTTTAAATTAGCTTTTGAAGATGACTTATATTCAAGATCGGCGTTTAAAATATCAGAAGAAAGTTTAGTTTCGGTTGATAGATTTATTGTTAGTGAAAATAGAATTAATAGCAATATGTCCAGCGATGTTAAAGCTATTAATTACGATGCTCGTTATTACCAGAATGACAGTTTGAGCAATAATGCACCCGAACTTGATGTGAGTTCGCCTTTTGAGCCTGAACCGCCATATGTGCCGCCTACGCCAGAGCCAGAACCTGACCCTGTTCCCGATCAACCCGAACCCGATCCTACGCCAGAACCGGAGCCAGAGCCAGACCCGCCACCTTCTCCACCTGGACGCAATCCGCGTGAACCTGATTATATATTTGACCCCTCTAACCCGAATGAAAATATTCAATAAATCAGCTCTTGATATGCCTACAATATGTGATAGAGTTTTAACAAAATGGAGAATTGCCAGTGTCCGGTATTACTGAACAACAATTAATTAATGCAAAAACAGACGCGGAAAGCTTAGAGGCTATCGTTAACGGTGGCCCTACTCAAACTGTTAGCACTAGGTTGGGGCGAAGTATTAAAACGTTAGCTAAAACTCTAGCTGATATGGAAGCTTTAACTTCTCCACCTGCTGTTGCAGAAAATACGTCTAGTATCAATCATATTGAAAATGCCGGTTTAGGTACTTCAATATTTATTTATATTGATGCTGTTAATGGTAGTGATGCTGGCGATGGTTCTTTTGCAGCTCCTATACAAACAATGTCAGAATTAGGCGCAAGACTTGTGCAAGGCAGACGCCACATTGTAAGACTTCTTAGTGATTTTGATTTTGATTACCGTGTTGAAATATCCGGTACTATACTTATTCAATTTGAAGGGCGCTCAACCGATAATTCAGCATTACAAAATAGAACTATCAACGGTGTCAATTCTACAAACGTGCCTACTAGAACAGGGGGTATTGCTTTGCAACGCGGTTGCGCGGCTGTTCAATTTAACACATGCACAATTAATTTGAACGATCCAACTTCAGGGGTAGGTTTCCTTGAAATAGGCAACGGTTTAATGACCACTTCTTTTTATAGTTGTTCATTCTCAAAATCTGCTTCTAATATAGCAACTATGTTACATCAAGTAAACCACTCTCTGATGACGGCTTTCTTTTCAGCAAGCGCGGTAACACCTATTGCTGGAAAAGTTGCTAATGGTATCGCCTCTGGTTCCGATCCCGCTCTATCGGCAACACGTCACTATCGCTCTAACATATCCGCTTGGTAGGAATTAATTATGTCTAAATTATTTAACGTTTTAATTGGTAACGAAAGAGTTCCTTATCCGGCAGAACAGTTAGCCGTTGATTTTCCACAAGAAGCTGAAGCCATGCTTTTTGAAGCTGCTAAATATGAAGCTGTTGATTATGCTCACGATTACGGAGACGCTATGCGTCGATCTTTGTTAGACGGTGTTTCAGAGCTTCGTAGAGCGGCTTGGCCCACAAAGGGGCGCATTGCTGCAAACATTATTAAAGGCAACGCTCTTGAAGCTGAAATCGCCACTGTCCAGGCTGAAATTGATGAACGCGATGAAGGCGAAACGGTTGAACAACTGGCCGGTATTCATTTAGCTAAAAGTGTAGCCCTCTTGACTGTTGACAATGTTATTGAAGGTATGACGCATAAAGCTGCAAAAGCTATCAACGCTTGTACCACACCGGCTGAACTAAAAGCTGTGACAGATAGTTTCATTGAATTGGCAGATACTAAAAAAGCGGCGATACTTGCAACTTTTAACAGCTAATGCTTTATTCTGATATTCGTGACAAAATGCAAAGCGGGGATTTACTCGCTTGGCGTTCTCGCACGTTGGCCGGTAAGTTCATTAGAGCTGTCACCGGCTATGAATACTCTCACGTTGGTATAGTGTGGCGCAAAGCCTCTGAAGACGGCGTAGATCGAGTTTTCATCATAGAGGCTCGCGAATGGCGCGGTGTTGTGATCCGGCCAGCTTCAAAGGCTCTACCCTTCTCATGGCTATCTGTGGGCATATGGAACCAAGATGTTGAGGATTATTTGTTTCGCAAGCTTGGAAATCGTTATGATTGGCGCTCTATGATTAGAGCTGGACTTAGGCGAAAAGCTGTGGTAGATAATGCCTATCAGTGTGCAGAGTTCGCGGCTATGGCCTATATCAAAGCTAATGTGATACACCGGCTACCGCAACCAACCCCAGGTGAAATTGTTTCGCTCATGGAAAATGTCACAAAATCCGATATTATTCATCTTACCGGCTAAAAGTTAGGCTTGCCTGATTTTAGAACGGAATTTCGTCGTCAAGATCGAAGTCGTTATAGTCGCCGTTTTGCAATCTGTAATAACCAATATCAACAAGCATTTGTTTAGCTTCTTGTATATACCAAGTGTAATCCAGGTCTTCAGGCAAAGCGTAATTATCCGGTAACTCCATAAGCGGCCAAGCTCCACGGCTTTTAGAAACTTTGCCACCTTGTCCGGTTTCAATTATACCATGTTCGTCTTTTTTATAATACCAACGAACAGTTTTACCAACTAAGAAACCGTCTTTGTAGCCACCCCCTGCTACTTTGCGAACAGTTACGAATTTTCTAACGTCTTTGCAAGCTTTCACCGTTTCTTCAATGGGTTTGTTTTCAGTCAAAAATAGTTTTACCGCTTCGGAGCATATGGGGTTTTGGGGATTTTTCTTCATTGCAAATTCCCATTCTTCGTCTGCAAACGGATCAGAGAATTGACCTTTACCTTTTATTTTACCATTAGTTTTAACAGCAATATACGTGTTGCAAGCTTGTGAATACATTGCCGAATATCTAGTTTCTTCAGTATCTAAACCCGTCATATTCTCCCATAATTTAACAAGTCTGTTGAACAACTCATATTTATCTTTTGGAACAATGCAAACAACCCCGTCTGTGTTTGCGGATATTACTTTAAATCCATAATGCGTCATCATATCAATATACATTAATAAACAAAGTTGTCCGGTGATAGTAACTTGTATGAAACCTTTAGGGGTATAAATTTTACTAAAAGGGGAGTTAGTTTTTCCAAACGTACCATTGATTGTAATTTTTAAACTATCGGCTGTCGATTTATCTTTGGCCCTTTTCGCACTAAGTCGCCTGTCAACAATGCTTTTATAAACCGGTAGAAATTCGTCACCCATTTGAATAGGTGTTAATCCTTGGTTCAAAATAAGAGCCGGATAATAGCTAGCTACGTCACGATCAATTATATAACTATCTTCGTCTGCCTTGTAGGACATTGCTTTTTCTTGACTATGTAAACCACCTACTCCCATTTTATAAGAACCGTTATCTATCTCTATAACAAGATCGGTAAATTCTTCAGGTAGTTTTATACGTCCGTTGTGATCTGTTTTAAATTCACAATTTCTAAGAGTGTTTAGCATAGATCGTAGAGAAGTGTTTTCATAATGAATATAATCGGGTATGTCATAGAAATATGAACGAAACGGTTCTATTTTAGGTTTGCGAATATAAGTGCCTTTTGCTTCAGAAACTTCTTTGTCAATAACAGCTTCGGCAATTTGAGCGTCAGATTTAGACCGTAAATCTATATTGTATTCAGCGCTCATTGTGCGGCGCAATTTCATTTGCTTAGAAAGTTTGTTGTAAATATCAATGTTATCGTCAAGATCATTTATATTATAGTATTTAACAACGTCCATTTCTTCAGGTGTTAAAACGTGTTCAGCCGGGTAAGGTAAGTCTTGAATACGCTTTGCGTGTATTCGAGCTGCATACATTTTCAAAGAAGCAGTTAACGGAGTTACGGGTAAAAGGTCTATGGAATTGTAACCTCTTGTAGCAAAGCCCCATTTTTTACAAACTTGGTATCGTGACATTTCCATAACAATTATGTCATTCACCATTTCTTTCAATTGCGAAGGTTTAAGTTTTAAGCGTATCAATGCCCACAATAGAATATCGTCAAATTCGTGAGTGTTGAAACCTACGAAACAAAAATTATGAGTTAACCAAAGAGCTAGATCGGCAAACTCAAACGGCTTTTCTTCGCGATTTTCTATTGATAAAACACGTCCGGTTTGTATAGACTTAAACCCTAGACAATAATAGTTTTTGTAACTTTCAATATCGAAAGACAATTCGTTACCAACTTCAGCTTCAAGAGTATGATTGTTAAACCATTCAATACTAGGTTGCGAATATTTAGGTGGAACGTAACGTTCTCCGAACAGCAAAGGCGGCTGTCGGCTTTTCTTGCGCATAGGCGTATTATCAAAAAACTTAAACGACATTATTTAATTCGCCCTACTAAGCCTCTGAAACCTTCTCCGAATATCATACAAGCGTTAGGGTGAGAAGTGAAGTCAATAGAGTGTATATATTTTTCCACGGATTTTAAATATTTAGCTCTAAAAGCCTGGCCTGTGTAGCCATAAAAAGCCAATTCGTCTTCAGCTTGAGAACCTATATTATGTGTTGAACCTCTACCTTCAAAAGAATGTGATGAAACTTTATGATCTAACATATAAACGGTTTCATCTTCACTGAATGAAACAACAGCGTCGATAGCTTTAAAGAAGTCGCGAGGTATTGGTTTTGGGTTACAGTCTATGTTAAGCAAGCTGTTAACATTTGGGTATTTTTCCATATACAATTGTGTTCTAAACCAAGAGCCGTCTTCAAAATGTATAGTTATCGATCTATCACTAGCTCCAAAATAAACAGGTCTTTTATTTATTTTTGTTAAAACGTTAACGCTAGCTTTCGGCAAAAGTATATTAGTTGGTAAGTTGAAACCATGCCAAGCTTGTAATATAACATGAGTGTCAGTGCCTTCAACAGTTTGCCCATTTATGCAAACGCTGGAAGTTATTATACGATCTTCTCTTTCGTCAACAATACCGGCTACCTTTTTTATCGCAGTTATAAAGCTTTCGTCAATTCCAACTTGAGCTGGATCGGGTACGATATAAGTAAAAGCTGAAGGATTTACACATTCTAAAACAACCTTCATTTTATCAGTTTGAAGTATTAGCGTTTCTCCGCTGTTTTCAGCGAACAATACTTTTGATCCGCATTTCTTTAGAGCGGTTAACATCTTAGTAGTTTGTGGGCATACTTTTAAATCAACGTCAATGGGATGGCCCAAAGCTATTGAACCGTTAAAAGTAACAGCCGTTTTGTTGAACAACCTAACGTGTTTTTCAGTTATACTAGCTGCGGGGTTTTTAGTCGCAATTAGATTAACGAAGCTGATAGCTTCTAACATTAAGTTTTTTGTCTTTCGTGTAGGTCTAGGCATTAGAAAGGTATCTCCGTTATATCAACGTGCAACTCACAGCCTACGGCTATAACAGTAGCAGGGGGGCGCTTGTTAGCTTTCTCGCATACTTCGTAACCAAGATCAAAAAATTCACAATTGACACAGCTTTTACGCAAAGCCGGTGTCATAAGCTTTTCTATAAACTGTCTAAGTTCATATTCCGTTTGATAATAAATATTTCTTTTATCAGTCATATTCGTATCTTATTATTTCAGGGTATTTTTGATTAGTTATAACATGAATATACGTTGGAACTCTCAAACTATCAACATATTTTAACGCTTCTTCGATTGTTTCCGGTGGCTCTAAAGGTGAACACTCTCGCCACCAATCCCTTGATTTTTTAGTGTGAGCCATGCCTTTTTTGTCTTCTAAGAAAACGTATTTGTAAAAAGTGTTCATTCCGTTTGCACAAAAATAAGCTATCTTTAGCATGGGAACTCTACCCGCTTTTGTGTGCTGTTTATAAGTAACCTTTCTTATTTCGTATCTCTCAACAATAGGATCGGAAGTAGCTATAAGCTCTTGTGTTGAAGCAAACGTATCTATATTTTCTTCGATAGGAAAAACGTAATCACAATGTTCACAAGAAGGGCTTGAAGTATGACTATAACAATCGCACATAGGGCATAGTCTAACAGGTGCTAATATGCTATTAGAAACACCTTTACCTTTACCCTTGTTAGGAGCATGGGGTAATATAGGATCATTAATAGGGCCAATTCTTGCAGTGTTACCGGCGAAATCCATAACCAAACAATTATGTTTTGGTAGCAAACTGACAAAGCAACCAGGCGCGTATTCGTACTCTCCACCCGCCCAAGGTCTAGTTCCTCTACCTAACATTTGTACCCATAAACCTGGGCTTTGAGTAGGTCTTAACATTCCTATTAAGTCAATAGCAGGATGGTCAAAACCAGTTGTTAGAACGTTCATGTTAACCATAGCTCTATATTTACCAGCTTTGAAGTCTTTTAATCTTTCGCGTCTTTCTCCAGCCGGTAATTTGCCGTGAACAAAGGTAGCTGTAACACCTTGTTTGTTTAGTTCGCTCGCCACATTTTCAGCATGGTCTATGCCTGAAGCAAACAGCAACCAAGCCTGTCTATCAAAACCAAATTGACACATTTCTTTAACAGCCGCTTGGGTTTTAGCATATACGTTTACGGCACTTTCAAGATCACCTTTTTGATAGTCACCCGCTCTAGTTCGTACCCCTGAAATATCTAATAAAGTATCGGGGTTTTTTGGAACAAGTGGGGCTAAATAACCTTCTTGTATAAATCTTACAAAATCATCTTTGCCAGTTTTATCATAACATATTTCGTCAAATATTCCACCTTCTACTAACCCGCCTGTGCCTACACGATATGGAGTAGCCGTTAAACCTATCACTTTAAAGTTGGGATTAATCATCTTTTGATAAGCGATGAATTTTTGATATTGGCTTTCGGCTTTTGGCCCGATCAAATGACATTCATCTACAATCATTAAATCGAAAGCTTCAAAGCTTTCTATATTGCGGCTCATGCTTTGTATCATTCCAGCCGTAACAGGTTGATGTATTTCTTTGCGACCTAGACCCGCTCCATATAAACCTAACGGGCATAGAGGCCATAGCTTTAAAACCTTGTCAACATTCTGTTCAATAAGTTCTTTGACGTGTGCGGCCATTAGAACGCGCCCAAAGCCCATTTGATAAGCTTGCATAGCTTCCATTGCTTCTTTGATAAGCATGGCGATGATCCAGCTTTTGCCCGTACCTGTGGGCAAAGCTATAACGGGGTTTCCGCTATATCCTGAATTGAAATATGTAAAAACGGCGTCAACGGCTTCACGTTGATACCAGCGAGGATCAAACATTTTAAGCTATCGGGTTATGTTGTCTGCAACCTTTTATTATAGCGTCTGAAGGTATTGCTCCGTAAATGTCACAACTCCAGCTACCGTCTTCTTGAGCGGTTCCGTTTACACAAGATCGGCAATTAATATCTATAACACCTTCTCCTAAATGGCATAGCTTTTTGTAGTCACAAAACTTACATTTAAAATGAGCTTCAGACATAGCAATTTGGGCTGGAGCTATTTTTGTTGTTATAATTCTTTCAGCCTTGGCTTTCAAACTGCTAACGTAATCAGTGTCAACTTCAAATATTTCCACGTCAAGATCATCGGTGTTTTTATTAACACCTATTATGGCCCCATAAGGAACACCGTAGTCAACAGCGTAAATAGAAACCTGACAGAAGTATTTATTGTGTGAAACTCTAACTCCGTCTTTTTTCCATTTCTTAAAGTTTGCATCATTAAAAGATTTAACGTCTGCCATTATGACAACGCCAGGGTAAAGCTTTTCATTAGTTAAAATTAAATCTAACTTACCTGTGAAATGACCAGCAACAGGTTTACATTTATATTGCTTACCGTTTTCGTCTTGATAAACAACAGTCCAACCGGATTTTTCTAACCATTTAATAACACGATCTTCAATAATGTGACCGGTTCCGAAAAGTCTTAAAGTCTTAGCATTAAAAGAAGTTACTAAGACCTTTCGGAACTTGTACCATATTTTGCGTGAACATTCTTCGCCTATCTCTCCGGCTCCTATTTTATTAAGACCGTAAGGGGCACGATAGTTTTCTTTAACAACAACTGTATCTATGGCGTCTTTAATAGACTTTTCCATATTTTTAAGATCAAGTTTACTGCTAACCTTTTTGGGCGCTTCGGGTAAACCGTTTGGTAATTTAAGAGTTGTCATATCATTAGCCAAAAAAGAGGCGGGGAATTACCCCCGCCAAGTTATAACAGTCTTTTAAAAGACTATCGGGGAAATTAAGGCGCGGCTTGACCCGCCCACCCTGGAGCTGCGCCGCCGCCCTGGGGCTGTTGTGCTGGCTGTTGAGCGGGTTGTTGAGCTGGAGCGCCGCCGCCCTGCCAGCCGCCAGCATTAGCCTGTGGCTGTTGCTGTGCCGGTTGATTAGGCATTTGAACATTGTTATCAATGGCCGGTTGTTGAGCGGGTTGTTGTTGAACAGGCTGTTGTTGCACCGGCTGTTGTTGAACAGGTGTTTGCGGAGCTGAAGTAGCACCGGCTGGCATTTGACCTTTAACCGGATCATTACCGGCAACGTCCATATAACCTTTAATTTCATTATTGAACTTGCTAGCGTCATCATTGCGAGCGACTTTTTCAACACGAATACGAAAAGGCTTGCCGTGTAGAGCGTTCGTATTGTCAATGCGGAAAACACCGATAACGTGACAGATTGCAGAAAGTGTTTGTTGGGCGATTTGAACCGCTGTTTCATTTGAGTTTTGCAAATTCAAACGTTCAATAATGCCAGCACCTTTATGCTCGCCGTCTTGAACCTTCATGTTAAGCTGAAGATAAGAACCGGATTGATCCTTAGTCATCTTGCTTTCTGACGATACGATACAAACCGCATATTCGCCAGTAGGAACAACGCTCATGCCAGTTGACGGATCATGTTGCGTTGCATCGAATGTAAATTGAACAGACATAGTATTTACCTCATTAGTTGTTCAGTTGATGTGCTAGGCTAAAACTTTTTGGAACAGGTGGCCTAGATCACCGTATTCTATAGGAGCAAGTTTGCCTGTCCTATCTTTTGCTTCATGCGTATCAGATTGAGACGTTTGAAATTGGGGAATGTTATGAGGGTTAGCGGGATCGGTAGAAACCACTGTATAACAACGTAAGAAAAAATCGAATTTGTACGGCACATAATCCCGCAACGCTTTGCCTTCAAACTTAGAAGTGTGCATTACGGAGCCGGTCATACTATCGCTAATCCGTTCTTCTTTAGCAATAACTAGAACGTGTTTACCTTGAACGTTTAAGAGATTGTTTACAACCGCTTCAATTTTTGTTTGCATTTCACCGTAAGCGGCTTGCCCGTTAACTTTGTTGCCACTTTTAGAAGTCTTTGCCAACTCAACGGTTACAACAATTTTAGCAAGCTCGCTAATATCATCTATGCAAATAACGTCATAGTTGGCCTGATTTTCAGGCTTGCCTAAAAAATTGAACGCTTCCAGGAATTGCTCATAAGTGGTAACAGAAAGGTAAGGAACACTAGCACCGGAAAGCGACAATAAACCATTGTCAGTTGAAATAACAATCGGTCTAAAACCTGCATTTTGCAAAGCTAAAATCTGCCTAGTTTTTTGAGCGCCAGTTCTACCATAGATCAACGCTTTAATACCATTCAGTTTAATATCGCCGGTGTTTTGTACTTGCATTATACAACTTCCGTTATTCTGATTTGGCCGTTGCCTTCGTCACGGATCAACCATGTAGGCAACGCAGCATCAAGAGCTTGGATAGAAGGGTTTTCCATAAGAAATTTCTTATATAAACCCTTCGCTTTAAAGCGTACTGGACTTGTAGCGTCCAGAGCTTGTTTCAATCTCCAGGGTAAAGTTTTTGGAGATTTGGAATTTTCCATACCGTTTTGCATTATGATTTGACCTTCGGGGGAACAATTGAAAATGTTGGAGTTTTGTCTTTGATTGTAATGACCTCATTAACCAACCGTTTTTCGTCATCGGGGAGACTGTCATATGTACGCTTATCAAGCTTGGCGTCCCACTTGAAAAGAAGTTCAGCAATACGCTCCGGTAGCTGTTCTTCAACATTCATAACTTCGTCGTATGAACCAGTGACATTGAAAGATTGACCGGCAACGAGTTTAGCCTTCCAGCCGTTACCAAGATCAACTGTGTTAGTTCCAATTTGTTTATCGGGGAAAACGACTTCGGAAACTTGATCGCGAAGCTCTTTTTCAATCGCTTTATAGTGATCTAATTGTTTCTTGGCTTCTTGCCATTCAATCAAAAGATCGTCGCGAGATTTTACAGGGGTAGCGAATGTATCGGTCATTTTAGTTTCTCCACAAGAGTTGTTGATAGACACAACATAACCAAGGCGAAACCATAGTCAACAACAAAATTCGCATATTTTAGAATATTTTATCTTGCGTAATCTGCGAACATGGCTAAAGATGCCCACAATATTCTATTCTTGTGGCCGGATCAATGACATTTTCATTACTTACTGAAACTATCACATTACTCGAAAAATACATGGTGTCCGGCACTATTCAAAAGCTATCTAAAGATAGCGGTATAAATGACAAATGGTTGTATGCTTTTCATAACCAGGTTTCTAAAGACCCTGGAGTAACTAAAGTTCAAGCGTTGTACGATTATTTGAGTGACGTTTAGCGTGATTGAACAATATAGAAAAATACCAGATGAAATGAAGGGCTACAAACAATGGGTTTGTTGGCGCTTAGAAACATTGTTAGATGGTACGAAAACGAAAATTCCATATAATATAAAGACGGCTCATAAAGCTTCTGTTAACGATCCTAATTCTTGGGTAACGTTTGAAGACGCCGTTATGAAACTACAAGATGGTTTCTATACCGGAATAGGTTTTGTTCTAACAACCGCTGACCCTTTTTGTTTTATTGATTTAGACAACCCTAAAGATTTTGTTGAAGAACAAGAGCGAGCGGAAATATTTCAAAGACAGATTAAGATATATGATGAATTTGAAAGCTATTCTGAACGTTCTCCAAGCGGCAAAGGCTTGCACATTATATGTAAAGGAGCCGTTAAGGTTGGCCGCAAACGTTCTTATGTAGAGGTTTATTCTCAACAAAGATTTATGACTATGACCGGTGAACAATACGGTTCTGTCACTGTTATAAATGACCGATCCGAATTAGTTAATGTTCTTTATAAAGAAATGGGCGGTAAAGCTAACCATTCTGTTTATGTCGAAGAAGAAGATCAAACCATAACAGATGAAGAATTGTATAATAAGATAGTTGGCGCTAAAAACGGATTGAAAGCGCACGATCTTATAACCGGTAATTGGATAGCTCATTATCCAAGCCAATCTGAAGCTGACTTTGCGCTTATAAATATTATTTCATATTACAGTAAGAACCGCGCTCAAATCATGCGTTGTTTTCGATACAGTAAGCTTGCTGAACGCAAGAAGGCTAATCGTGACAAATATCTTAACGATATGATAACTTATTCTTTTGATCGTATGCTGCCGAAAATTGACATTGAGGGCTTGAAAATCCAAATGGAAGCGGCTATAGCTGAAAGCCAGGGGGCTACCCGCCGCGACGATCCCGCCAATTCTCCACAAGAATATAAGCTGGAAACTGTTGCGGCGGGTATGCATCCCGCCAAAATAACAAGCGATATAGGCGACTGGCCCCCTGGAATAACAGGCGAAATTGCACGTTACTTTTACCATTCTTCACCGCGTCAAATTAAAGATATTGCTATAGTTGCAGCTTTGGCTTTCATGGCAGGTGTTACAGGTAGAGCTTATAATATTTCGGGAACTGGTCTTAACCAATATATTCTTTTGCTTGCTGGAACCGGAACCGGTAAAGATAGCATGGGTAGTGGAATGTCACGCCTTGTATCTTCGGTTATGCAACAGATACCCGTAATTGATGATTATATCGGCCCGTCCGGTTTTGCTTCAGGATCGGCTCTAATTAAAGATATGGTTAAGAAGCCGTCTTGTGTCGCTGTCATAGGAGAGTTTGGATTACGCTTACAGCGCATGGAAGACCCGCGCCGTAATTCAAGCGAGCTTCAGCTTAAAGAAGAACTGTTAGATTTTTATAGCAAGAGTGGACAAGGTGAAGTTAAGCGCCCGTTAGTCTATAGTGATAAGTCAAAAGATACAATGGCTATTCGTTCTCCAGCTCTTACAATATTAGGCGAAAGTGTTCCAGGACGTTTTTATAAAACGCTTACTGAAGATATGGTTTTGCAAGGTTTTATTCCACGTTTTTTAATAGTGGAATATAAAGGCAAAGTTCCTGATTTAAACATGAACCGCGAAATGGTTCCAAGTAACGAATTAAAAAACAACCTTTGTGATCTTGTAGATACAGCAGCCCATCTAAATGCGCAACAGCAAGCTTTCAATGTCCCTACAACAGATGAAGCGCAAGCAAGCCTAATGGAATTTTCCAAATTTTGCACAGCAAAAGTGAATGTTGAAGCTGAAGACGCTAGCAAGCAACTTTGGAACCGCGCTCATTTAAAACTGTTGAGATTGTGCGCTTTGTTAGCTGTTGGCGAAAACTGGAAAAATCCCATAATTTCCATACAAAATGTCACATGGGCTAAGAACTTAATACTCACTGAAATTAACAATATAATCAGTAAGTTTAAAACCGGTGAAATTGGCGAAGACAACAAAGAGACTAAGCAAGAAGATACTTTTAAGAAAGCTATTTTTGATTACTGTATAAGCGCTATTAAAAAACCGGCTGAAGAAAAAACAGCTATGGAAACTGATTTGATAATATCTAAAAAAGTTATTGACGCTCTTAGAAATCAACCATGCTTCAAAGATGATTACCGTGGATCGACTAATGCCCTGGAGCGCACCATTAAGAATTTCGTTGAACGCGGTAGCTTTAGAGAAGTACCTAAGACCGATCTTCGCGCAAAGTATCAATATTATGGTAGAGGGTTTGCAGTGTTAAACCCTATGGACTTCGGCCTTTAGTTTAAGCAGATACTGTTTTTTCTTAAACAGATACACCGTTAGTTTAAGCAGAGCGTTAGTTTAAACAGATACTACACCCTGTTTAGTTTAAGCAGATACTACTTTAGTTTAAGCAGATACTCGCTCACAAGTAAACGTGATCGTTCTTGTGGCGTTTTGCGCCTCAAACGTTCTTTTAAAATATTTACCTTCTTTCAAGCAATATTCACGGCTAACCGGCTCGCTCGCTTTAATAGGCGGCAAGCAAACGGTTTCACCGCTCACAGCTTGGCAAATGGTAACAACAAGTTCAAACAAACCCATAATTAAACCTTCATTAATGTACGAGCTTTAACGCTAATCTTATATTGTGGGCAATGTCAACACCTAAAATAAATTATTTTTATTTGCACTTTTCTCTTGACGTATAGAAAAACGTTTGCTAGATAACGATTAATAAAACTTATGGAGAAACTAAAATGCTTAACTTTGAAATTACTAAAAACGGCAACCTTTCTATTTCATTAGATCAAAATGATGATTTAGAAGATTTTAACGAAGCTGAAGGCTATTGCGAACGCCGCGACATTATAGCCGAAAATTTTGGCGTTAGCGTTGGCGAATACTGTTATACAACAGCCGATCAAATTGGCGCAATGTCTGAAGCCGATTGCTTTTTAACTGAAATGTCTATAGAAGATGACGGCGCTCAAGATGCCGTTGGCGATTGGTTTTATTATAATGACTATATGATTAACGATTTTACCGAATTGCTTAAAAATGGTGAAACTGTTATTTTCACAAAATACCGCGCTTAGATATGTCTTACCCGATCCGGCCAAAATCTAAAAAGCAAGCTTTACTATGGAGCGTTTGCGCATTCTTTACCGGCTTTCTAATAGTCGCAACCCTTTAACCTACTCCATAGGTTCAACTGACCTGGTTAGCTTTAACGCTTTCCAGGTCTTTTTTTGTCAACTTTTATGAAAATAGTTCAAAATAACGCTTGCAATAACGATTTACATAACGTATATAATAAACATAAGAGCAAACAAGCTCACAACTTATGGAGAATACAAAATGACACAAACAATTAACAAAGCCGATCTTGAGCGCGTTGTAACAATGTTAAACGATCTTATGGGGTTTGGGCAAGAACAATACATTCGCAACTCTGAAGGTAAATTAGAAGGGCAACCTAACGTATATCATCTAGATAACGCTTACGGCGGTTATAAGCTCGCTCAAATGTGTAGCGATGGGCGCGGATCGCGCAACGTTTTAAATGTTGCTTTTGAAAGCAAGCGTCTTTGTCATGCTCAAATGGTCGCTTACGCTAACGGCATTCGCGATGTTAAAGAAAGGTTTGGCGCATAATGTCTCTATTAGATCAATATAAAGAAGCGCAACAAAGCGAATTAGATCATCTTTTAGCTGAAAGGAAAGCCGGTTACTCTATAGGACGTATTCACGGCGAACATTTTCCACGCTTAAAACTTTCAAAAGACCATGACAAGCAAATAGAAACCATGCAAAATAATATTGCAAGTTTGACTAAATAAAGCTTGCAACTGTTTTCTATAACTGTTATATAATGGTTATAGAAAAACTTATGGAGAATGACGAATGTCTTACACTGAAAAACAGTTAGAAGAATTTAAACGCGGTTACGTTGGCGCTATGGAATGGCTAACGGTTGATTGTCCCGATCAAGGTCACGAATTTAAAGGGCATAAAGGCTATGCCCACAAAACAGAGCTTTTAATTGACACCGATTGCGAGCGCTTTTTAGACAATAATTTAGCCGATCTTAAAGAGGTTTGCGCGTTGTATTCTGATTATAACCCTAACGCTTATTCCTGGAGTTCTGCCGGTCACGATTTTTGGTTAACTCGCAATGGTCACGGCGCTGGTTTTTGGGATAGGGATTTGGGCGAAATTGGCGATAGGTTAACCGCGTCATGTGAAAACCAAACGTTAGACCTTGTTAAAGGTGATGACGGAAAGTTATACTTAGAAGGGTAAACAAATGAATGATTTTTCAAGAGCTTTGCGTTATTTCGATCAAACTTTAACACAACAGGCGATAGGTAACATTTTAGCTATGAGTTCAAAAGAGTTTGAATTATTTTCGCAAGAATTTAACAAAAGATCGGGCGCAACTGATAATCGTAAAGGTTCAAGAGTAATTAAAACTGATATAGTTTAACTTTTCTCTTGCTATGTTCTGACAACTGTTGTATATAATGTTTATAACAACTTATGGAGAATTGATTATGCCAAACGTGACACGCTATCCCGATTATAAAAAGCCTTGCGATAACTTTACGGTTAGTGGGTTAACCCTGGAGCAAGATGCTAACGCTTGTCATTATAATGTTGACGTTAAAAACAGCGTTATCACAATTAAACAACACCTTAAAGCCGGTGGCATTCTTAACCTTAAATCATATGACGGTTGGCGGTTTGATGCTCTTTATCAAGAGGCATTTAAACTTGCTTATAATGCTGAAGCTATGCAACCTCGCAAGATCGGAGCTTAAACAATGAACAACGTTCAACAAATGATTAACGATCTATCAGGAACCGGCTTAAAGGTTTTATGGGCTGTTGATGGGCCAAACGATAACAGAGTTGAAAAGATCGGCGCTTTAATGTCGTGTCACGTTATCGTTAATTTTATGCTTTACGAATGCGGTAAATATGAGCTTCTTATTCCTGTTGTTCATTCTGAAGATAAACGCCGGATTAAGTCAAAAGTTATTGACTATTTAAAATCGCAAGGTTGCTAACAATAAATTACATGAAAGGTTAAAAGGCTCGCTTTGCGGGTCTTTTTTAATGCGTGAATGAATAACGAAATCGATCGTCGTTATATGTATCGTGCAAACCGTAAAAGTATCGTTATAGAATGTTTTTGCTATCTGATAAACGATAAGAAAAAAGTTCTTAGTCTAAAAGCCAATAAAACAAGGGTTTTTGATACATAGAAGGTTTTTTCTTACCTCTTTTGTTCCGGCTCACTAATGGGGAAAAGATAGCAACTTTTTTCACAAAGTAAAAAACTATCTATTAAAATGAGATTATGATGTATAAATATTAAGACTAAGAAAAAACTTTCTATCCTATCTTTTCTATAGAAAAAACTTGCTATCTAAATCGATCCGCGATAAAGTGGGCAAA